GCCTCAGAGACAGAGTTGAACAGCGAGAAGATGTTCAGGACAGCGTCACCGAGGGTGTTCATGGCGTCTAGGCCACGAGAAATCCACTGCGACAACGAACCATCATCCGCAGCTGTCTGAATGAATGTGTTGAAGCGGTCCAGCACAACGCTGAATGCCTCACCGATGCGAGGGAGGAAGGTAGCGCCAACCTGCGACAACCTCAACAGGCCGTCAACGAAAGGCTGCATACCCCTAGACAGGGACTCCCAGAACCCGGCAGTGTTACCGAAGATGCTCGACAACAAGCCCTGATTGTTCGGAGTTCCCAACGCCCCCAACGCATTACGCATCGTGGCATTAAGACCTGTGGCGATCTTCGCGCCACCCTGCTGCAACACCGGCAGCAACGCATCAAAGGTGGACTTCAGCTGAGGAGCGAGACCAGCCAACAGCGGCTGCGACAAAGACTGGGAAAGCTCTTCCCAGGCACCCTTCATCGTGAACAGCTGCTCCGCGAACTCCCTACCCGCAGGAGACAGAGCAGCCAAAGCCTTCTGGTACGCCTGAGTGCCCTGAGTGGACTCAGTTAGCTTATTAGTAGCATCCGACACACGGTCCAGGGCATCGACAACACTATCCGCCGACGCAACACCCTTATCCATCGCCGAATAAGCATCCTCATTCGTACGAGTATTCTTAAGGGTTACCTCATCGACACGCTGCTTAGCCTGCAGCACACCCAACCAAGAACGCTGCTGATCCAACGCATCCTTGAAGCCACCCTTATAGTAATCACGCTCAGCCTCACGCAAAGAGATCAGCGCATCAGCCTGAGACAAACTCGAACCCTTAAGCTCGAGCTTCAAATCCTGAATGTTACGGTAGGCGTCCTTGACCGCATCGTTGTAATCACGCTGTGCGCGTGACAGATCACGGTTAGCCTTCTCATAATCACGGGCAGTGTCAGCAGCAGAAGCCTGCTGATTTGACATCTCCTGCAGAGCCTTGCCCACACCACCGAAGCCCGCGGCGAGGACACCTACAGACGACAAAACGCCCGCCAGGATACCGGGAAGGATCGCGGTAGCCTGAGCGAGCGAAGTGATAGCAGTTGTAGCGGACGCAGCACCATCCGCCAGGGCTGGTAGAGCCGCTGCACCAGTAACGGCAACACCGACCACCAACGCCTGACGGAGAGGTGACTTCTTGAAAACATGCTCAGTACGCTTAAGCTCCGTACGAGCATTACGCAATGACTCAGTGTCAACATCAACATCGATGTTGAGCTTGTTAGCTTCCTGACGCTCACGCCAAGCCTTCAGGCGGGCATTAGCCTCACCCACCTGAGGACGCACCTCAATATCGAGATGCTTGTTGACTGACTTAAGTTCAGCCTCGAGGCGCTTACGGAAATTCTCAAACGATGGGACGATCCGTACCGCTGCTTCGCCGACTAGCGTAGCCATGGATCACTCCCCTCTCACGTTGGATTCATACGTTCACCGAGCGCCATAGCACGCTCGAGACCAGCAGCCAAACGAGAGTCAGTCTTCTTATTCCGGACAGCTGTATACGGAAGAAGGGGACGAGGCATCCACTGAGGATTCTTCTGACCCGTCGAAGATGCACGGGTAGCAATAGCCTGATCAGAAATGGTAGCCAACAAAGAATGAGTTGATGTCCAACCAAACAGAGGAGGGCGAGACTTCACCTTCGAACTGGGCTTCGGCTGAGACGCCAAATACTCAATGACTTCCGGATCCTCATGCAACGCCGCATAAGTTGCAGTGCCCTCAATGCTCTGAAGGCGCACAAAATGACGATTGAACTCGTCCCACGGACGGTCCCACTCACACAAGAAATAGACGCGAGGATTGATACCAAGATGGTCCTGAAAATCCCACTCAATCGCAGGCCAGAACCTATCAATGGCCTCGCGAGCTATTTTACTTCGTCAGAAGGCCCAAACATCTTGGCGATGAAGTCCTCAACGAACTTCTGCCACGCCTCATACGGGGCACCAGCTGCGCGGAACTTCTCACGCAGCGGCTCATAATGAACACCGAACAGCTTACGCTGAGCAGCATCCTCACTGTTCTGCTGACGCGACTCAATGTACGTGTCAGTGTCAGGGCACGGAATCGTGATATCGTCATCGAAAACGAAATCAGGACGTGCAGGCGTCTTCGACAACAGGGTGTCGAAATACGACTTCTTCTCAGCTGTAGCAGCCACTCTCTGCTCCTTATATTGTTTTACTTACCTTTTAAGCACAGAACGCCCTGCCTACCGCCCTCAATGGGTTTCGGCAGAGCGTCCCGTTACAACTAGCTGACTGTGATGGCAACCGTATCGGTCAGTGCCGCACCACCCGCGTACGGGAACGTCACGGTGATAACCGCAGAACCCGACTGAACACCAGTCACCAGACCAGTGGTAGGGTTGACCGTAGCCTTCGCCGGGGTAGCCGACGTGTAGGTGCAGTCAGGGGTGATGTTCACACCATTGGACGCAATCGTAGTGATCTGCTGAGTAGCAGCCACCGCGATAGTCGCAGTCGCAGGAGTCGAATCAATCGACGTAGGCTTAGCAACGAAGCCGGTCTTGTGAACCAGCTTGCGCCAACCCGGGCCACACCAACCCTGTAGGACCGGGAACCCGGCAACCGCATCAGTCTGACCCTTAAAGGTCATCTTGTACGACTGAGCACCATCATCCTTCAGGGACTGGTTGTCAACGTCGTCCAACTTGACCTTCGGGAACACCCAGTACGGGTACAGGTCAGCACCATCAACGTCGTCCAAGCCGACGATCAGGCAGCGGTAGAAAATGTTACGAGGCAGGCGAGGAGCCTTGAACGTCACGCCGCCCTTAGCGGACACCGTGCCGTACTGAGCGAACGTACCCGCCCAGAACTTCTCGATGACGGTCTTACGGGTCTCGAGGAAGTCAGCATCGAAGCTGATCGTCTTCTTCGAGATGATCGTACGAACCGGCTCAGCGAAGCCATAAGCCTCGATATCGGTAGAATCAGTATCGTGGGTCAGGCTTACACCTGCACCCTTCTCAATCATACCAGCGGACTCAAAGCCCACCGGAATAACGAGATCTCCTGTAGTAGGATCCTCGAGAGTAGTAGGGCAAGCCACTGTCATCGGCGCGAAGAAAATCGCGGCACGAAGATCAGCGGTCACCAACTCGTCGTGGGCATCCAATAGGGTATCAAAGTCGGCCATGAAGTCCTTCTAAGGTGTGGGAAGTGTCTTAATTACTTGGCGGTAGTCAGGCTTGATGCGCCTCATACCTAGAGACAATCGAAATGTCGTATCGACAAACTTGTCATCAATGAATGCCTCAGGGCGCTGAGAGGGACCAACCCACTCCGACACTGTGTCAACCACAGTCACGCCGCCCTCAGCCCGAGGAACTTTCAACCCCGGGAGAACTCGCATAACATCTCGAACAAAACCGTTCAACCGCCAAGACTCTTGACGATTACGTGACAACGCAGCGATGTTCACCAAAGCCTCATCCTCAGGAATCTGAGGATCTGCCCTACCTGGCATACGCCACACCCGAAGAACAGCCTCCGGTAGCTTGCTGGGATCTACATCCGGTGACCACCAACCGTCTGGGATAGCCGTACCGCAGTAAACTGTCGGAAGGATCCAGTCGAAGTAGTCAAGAATTAGTTTCTCAACATCATGGAACCCAGGAGTGGTGTACCACTCAGGAAGGTTCAAAGTCATAAGTTAAATTCGTGTCGGCAGAACCGTGTACAACGCGGTCTGCATAGCATTAGATCCCTCATACGCCGGATCCGCCTTACGGCCCAACTCATCCGCCGCAGCATAATCAGTATGCGCAGTCATCTCGGTAACCCAACGCTTCTTGTCATAACCACCGATGTACGTATGCACATCAGCGGAAGCCACGTTGTAACCCGACTTCACCCTAGCGATGCCGTCCCACACCGTGCGAACCTGATAACCATACTGATTAACAAGTTCCCGCAGCCGCGGACCGACAGCCACCTCATTCAAAGCAGGGTTGTCACCGAAATCACCATAAATCTCAATATCAGTGAGGCGATATGCACCGGTAGCCATTACAGAACCACCTCCGCCTGAACCTGATACCGCCCGAAATCAGTACCCGTAAACCCATGAATGGGCATCCAGTCCCGATCCGAAACAATGTTATAAATGCGTTTCTCACCGTCGAAAGGAATCACAATCCTCAACCCCTTCTTCAGGAGAGGAAATTCCTTCTTCGAAGCGAAGATAGTCACAACCGTCTGAGAAATCTCACGGTCAATGCGCTGAGGAGTCCTATAACCAGCCTCCATATATCCACCCCACGCAAAGCGGAGCTTCTTCAGGTGACCAATCGGTAGACCCAGGCCAGCGTTTGCAGCGTCCCCGAACCTATCCTTATTAACCCCAGAGGGATCAAAGACATCAGCTTCAATGAATCGCTTACTGGCCATTAGGTGTGAATGCTCTCCACCCAACCCGGGTCATAAGGTGAGACAGCTGCAATCAGCTTCTCATCAGGCAATGTTCGCAAATAACCAACCGACAAAGACTTCTCATCACGACCGAAGTTCTTAATCCACATACCCTTTTTGCGCCAGGCGCGTTCAAGGATGGCAACCTCAGCGGCGTTGAAAACACCAACCGGAACAGAGTTCTCGGAGTACTGAGCATTCAGAGGCCCCTCAGCCTCACGAATGACATACCGTGGATTCAGATACTCCCGCTTAGCGGCGAGGAGAATCACAGCCACCACATCGTCAGGAGGAGCCGTTAGGATCCAATCCTTACGAGAGATGCTGCGAGCCCACTGAGACACAATGCTCAGAACCCACGCCGCACGGTCGTAGTCTTCACTAGGATCTTCAATCCCCTCAGGGATGCCAGCAGCGAGATCCTCGACCTCCGCAAGTGCTGGAAGCATATCCAGCCCTCCCGGCTAGCTGACTGTGACAGTCAGGGTGTCAGTGCGCGTACCCAGAGTCGAAGTGATAACCGAAGTACCAGTCGCAACACCCGTGATCAGGCCACGCGTACCCGGCGCATTCGACACAGTCGCCTTAGTCGGATCCGCAGACGAGAACGTCACACGGTTGGTGACATTGTCACCGTACGAGTCAGTGATCACGATCTGCTTGGTGTGGTTAACACCCGGTGCAGCAGTAACCGTCTGGTTACCATTGTCGGTGATCGCAGTAGGCTCAAGCGTAATCGCCGCAGCACGGATCAGACCCTTCGACGGATCCTGAATAACACCATCACCGTAGAAGCAGTCAATCAGCGAACGGTCAGTCTGAGAATCCAGATCCCAGTCACCGATCCAACGGAGCGCGAAGCCACCGTCAGCAGCGACAGCACCGACCGCAGGCGCACCAGCGTACGGGGCGCGAGGAGGACGGGAAACCACAGCGAACGCCGTAGGATGGAACAGGAACGCAGCACCCTTAGGCAGGGCATGCGACTTCAGGATAGTGTAGCCAGCGATCTGGCCGAGACGTGCGCGCTGAAGCGCATCCTCAGCGAAGCTGCCCTGGCTGTCAACGCGGATCAGACGCTCATCAAGGCGCAGGGCCTCTTCGACGCGTGAACCCACAACCAGGATGCGACCCTCTTCGGGGATCTCAGCCTCATTCAGCGCAGTGTCAGCGTGAACGATCTGCGCATAGATGTCATTCGGTGCAGCCGTGAACTGGTTCGCAGTCTTGTACGGGGCACCTGTGATCAGGTCGGCAACGTTCTGCTCGAGGCGGAGACCAAGAGAGTTCACCTGGCGCGCAAGCACCTGAGTGGCGAAGTTCTCGATGTCGAGCGTCTCCTCTTCATCGGTCAGACGAACGATGTTGTAAGGGCGACGGTCAATCTTGACATCGATTGTGGTCTCAGTCAGATCCGAATAGATCAGATCACGGCCCGCGCCAGTGGCACGGAGAGTGTTCTGATGCGAAGCGACCGGATCAAGGACGCGGATCGACACAGTATCGTTTAGACGGCCCTTCCAGTCACCTAGGCCATCACGCCATACGAGGCGGGGAAGAACGATCTTACGCTGAAGCAACTGAATAGCTGTTTCAATGATCTCGTTCGGGAAGATAAAGGCATTTGCCATTACGGGATTCCTTTAAAGTCAGGAAGGATAGTTTCAGGGGTTAGCGGGCGAGCACGCCGCCGCTACTTTCGTAGATCTTCTTAGCAAGCGCCTTCGGATCAATAGTTACATCCGGCTTCTTGCCACCGCCCCCATGAACCACCTTCTTCTCCGTAACGGAGTCTTGAGTGGTCTTCTTCTTGGGATCGTTCTTTGCACCGCCAAATTCGCTCATGGCGTCGAGCAGAGCCTCAGCGGACTCTCGGAGAGATTCCTCGTCATCGCCCTTCAAGAAAGAGCGGAGCCTCTTGGGAATCTCAAGTTCATCGGCAATCTCGCCAACGAGGATCTTGTAATCGCGGGCCTTAATATCATTCTTAAGGGCGGCGAATTCGGCGTCACGCTGCGCATCTCGAGCGGCGCGCTTCTCCTCTTCAGTCTGAGAAGCTGCAGCCAACTGATCGGCTTGATCTGCCTTCGTCTTAATTGTAGCATATTCATCTAGGCTATTAAGTCCCAGTGCCTTAAGGACTTCTTTTTCCTTACGCTGAAGACGCTTCGGAAGAACATCAGCCTCAAACTGTGCCTGCCATTCAGACTTCGAAAGCTTAGGCTCTTCCTTCTTTTCAGGCTTGTCAGTCTTATCGTCTTCGACTACAGTGTCATCCACATCGTCGTCATTCTTATCATCTTCTAGACCAGGCATAATGACACCATTCTCCACGCTTTGAAAGGCATACGTGTTCGCCTTCCGCACCCTATGTGCGTATTTGTTTAAGCCGCCAGACGGCGTTCAAGACGCTCAGCCATCAATACCTGATCAGAGTCCTCATTGAACCCTGCCTGAATCAATGAATTGCGTCGATTGCGAATATCCGCCAGATTGACGATCTTCGCATCCTCCCGAGGATAACGCACAAAACGCTTCCGATATTCACGGATAGCCTTAGCGTTCGACTTCCCCTTGGAGAACTCTTTCCACTGCTCGTAATAGAACCACGAGTCCCTATCACGGAAATGCGCCTTCGCATAAACCGGGCGGAGCGTGCAACGGCAGTTATCATGAACCTTGGCCACATCGGACCAATTGTCTCCGAGGTCCGACATATCAGGACCATCGAATTGAGCATCACTAGCAACGAAAGAATCGTCCTTGTAAACTGCTCCTCTACTAGCAAGAATAGCACAGTAGTAACACGGGTTACCATCAGTGACCCTTGCATACCCCAGAATGCGGGGATCCTTATCAGCAACAGTCCTGGTCACAGACCTAGAACCATTAACTGCCTGACGAATAGCGGCACCCGAAGATGTGTGCAAACCAGTCGTCATAGCCTCTTCAAGAGTTTTCTGATCCATGCCCGCCATAACACGCGAAGGACCATTCACAACCATGTTACGAGAAACCTCATCATGGTCGAAAGGCTCAAAAGGAATAAGCGGACCATCAAAGTCCAAGGTGTCCCAATGCGACACCGGAACATCCAATGGGCGTTCCACATCGGGCAGCTCAATGTTCAACGGATCCGCGGTCGCCAAAGCAGCTGCACGGTAATCGTTGATGAACACACCAGTCAAATGCTGGGACTGTTCAAACGCCTTCTGGATGAGTGGCATCACTGCGATCAACCAGGCCAGGGTTGTCCCCTCGAGGTCGTCCGGATTCAGCATATACCACATCGGCAGCAAACCCAGAGCAAGCTGCGCAGCAACCTCCTCCTGATCCTGCGCGTGCTGAAGTGCCAAGGATTCCTCGACCTCTGGCAAGGATGTCAGAGCCATTAGGCAGCCTTAGGTGTCTTACGCTCAGCGCCCGCAGACGAGGCACCACGCTGGGCCTGCTGAGCCTCTTCAGGCTTCTTGACGATGTCGCGGAGATACGTTGCCCGCGGGTCTGAATCCAATAGATGCTCATACCACAGATCAACCTCTTCAGGGTCAACGTCTGGTAGATGGGACCAGGCAGCCCACGCAGGAACCTTCAACATCGTGACAATCTTGCCCCACGCATCCGCAGCCTGAGCCAACGAACGAATATCAGGATCCTGCCAATGCACACGGGCACGGTAATCGGCACCCTGCTCCAAATCGCCCTCGATAACCGCAGCTAGACGCAGCAGACGAGAGTGGGTGATGCCGATTGAGCGTTGCTTCTCGAACACCTTCTGACTGAAACCCTTACGAGCAGCAGCCAACGCATCAGGTCCCACGTTGATGATCTGACCACCAGCAATGTCGGCGGGCAACTGAAGGACCGTGAACAGATCCTTCACGTCAGCTTCCTGCGCAGTGATGAACCCCTCGAGGCTCGTCTGATCCAAGGT